GGTAGGTGTATGTACGTTCGCTTTCGGCTAGGTATTTGGCAAATGGTTTCATATTCGATATCCTGTTTACTATTTATTCTTTTTGCACGTTTTGGCCTTTGCCAATGATACGTTCCAGCAGATCATTGCGGCTTAGAATCACCCCGTGTGCTGTTTGTGCGGCGGCTATGCCCTCAGGATCTTTGGCATCCAGGGCTTGTTGCTGTTGATCCAGACGCATTTTCTTCATCTGTAGATCAATCATCTTGAGTTTCTTGTCTAGTTTGGCTGTTTTTGCTGTGATGGCGTGGCCCAGCATGTTCGATGCTACACTAAAGATTTCGCTGGCAAATCTTGAATCGACCTGAAAACCAAGATCCATTAAATCCTTGTAACTGCCAGTGGCCAAACCAGCAAGTTCATCCATTTCGGTGTCTGTGGCTTCAAGTCCACGCACAGCAGGCAACGCACCATCAACTTTGTCAATGGCGTCATCTAGTGCTTGTAGTGTTTCTCGATTGGTGGGAAGTGTGGGTAGAGCAATGTCTACTTCTTCCTGAGTTGGCGGGAGATCAAAAAGGTCTTCAAGTTTGCGTGTCATGCCAATATTTAGTGGCTCACGCTCGACCATTTGCAAACATGTCATTCTCAGTAATAACTCTAAATGTGAGTCCGTTGCGTCGGGCCCATTTGGTCGCCGCGTCCCACTTACAGTAGTTGATCGCTACTATAGTGCGGTCTCGGCTGTTCATTTTTGACTCTATCACGCTTTGCTTTTTGGGTTTAATTTCAATCAGTTCGGCCCGCATTTGATTGTTTTTGGTACGGTATGTGATCAAAAAATCTGGGATATATTGTGTCATCTTACCTGTGAGTGGATGACGATAAGGGATGGCAATGCTTTCGCTAGCCCATTGTAAAATATGATCGTTTGAGTCCAGGAATCGCATAAATGACAATTCCCAACCGGATCTGTAGCGGGGCTCACCGTTGCCCACATACTTGGCACGGTTGACCACAGTGTATGTGCCTTGTGCCCAATGTGCCATTATTGTATGACGTTTCTGGCTGCGTAGTAGTTGGGTGCTACAGCAATGCCCACGCCCAACAAGGTAGCACGATTTCTGATGCTGTTGAGATAGTAGGCCATGTTGATGTTGAGACTCAGGCCCGGATTGTTGTTGGTATTGCCTGCTTGAAATGACTGTAGCAATGTCAACGGAGGAATATTTGTATCTTGAGCCACTCTAAACAAACTCACGGTAAAGTTGTCTGCGGCTTGTTTTGTGGTCATCACACTCTTGAAGTAACTGTTGACCACATCATAGTCGCCCACAGCAATGTTCACGTCATAGTCGTAGAATGTGTCAAACACACGCACTGTTTGATCAATGTTGTAGTTGGTATAGTTGATGCTGGCCATAATCAGTAGTTACCTAAAAATTTACTTTGGGGTAGGATAATACATGCCACTGGCTCGTCCGGGAATCTGACGCATGGCCGCTGGCACAGCACCTTTGATCACAGAGGTTCCCAAGGCCACTGCTTCATTCACAGCAATGCTCTTGAGGTCTTTGCCTTTGAATGTGTTGTAGGCTGTACCGGCTTTTTGCACAGCGCCAATGATGCCTAGTGGTCCACCGCTCTGTAAATCTTCTATGATGCCTCCGGCAGCATCTAACAAACCGCCCTGACCCATGAAGTTGGCACGGCTGCCTGGTCTTGAGATTGGACTCAGTGTTTGATCGTAATGACTTGGATCTGCAAAACCTTTGATGTTTTGATCTGGTCTAGCCCGGCCCACAGCACCTGCATAGTATTTCACCGTTTCATAAGCAATGGTCATGGTGTTTTGCATGGTGCCAGCACCTTCCGCATAGGAATACTGATCATGTGCAAAATTGGTTATCAAGGGATTGACCAAAACATAAGTTGCTGTCTTGTGTTGATCCATGCCGGTAATCTGAATGTCCAAAAAGAACGGGGCCTTGCCCGAAGGCCCTGAAGTTCCATCATTGTAGGCTTCGCCAATATAGCCCCAATCGTTCACATTGCCCACACGTTCGTTGGCATATATATCGCGAATGTTGTATCCAAAGCCTGTGACCTTGTTGGCACTTTCGCCAAGGCTTCCGTTGTTGCCATTCTCCAACACTTCATTGTAAGTTTGTGATGCATCTTTGTAGTAGTAGTTGTAGTAGGCATACCACATCTTGCGCACATTGTCTCCGGCATCGTCGTGAAACACCACAGTGACAGGATCATAATTGATCTTGGTCTGTACCACACGTTTGCGATTGTATTGATTGAGAGTTTCGTTGGCTATGGTGAACTTGGGCAGGTCCACAGTCTTGACCACGTAACTCAATTGTGAGTTGCCAGACACTCCAAGATAACTGGCCAAGCCAGGAACACCTGCAAAGTTGAGAGTAAAACTCACATGAAAAAGAAACTTGTAGCGAGGTTTGAGTTCAAATGAATTGGGTGTGAATACCTTGCTTGCGTGAGTGTAATCACGCAAACTATTAACGTCAGTAAACCCTTGCCAGAATTGTTGACCAAATGTTGGCATTGCCCTGCCCTTAGGCGCCTAGGCCAACACCTGTTACTGCGCCACCAATAGTGCGTCCAAGTCCTGTGGCAATGGCACCAATACCACCATCGTTCACATTTGTCTTGGTCTGTGCGGCATTGTCGTAGGCAATGGTCAAGTTGATTGTGACACCTTCGTTGGTACCATAGTTGAGTTCGCCGTAGTCAGCGCCCTTTAAATAACAGCCATACAGTTCCCAGTTCTCAAGTACTGTGGGGGTATCTGCACCGTTGCCACCATCAAGAATTTGAATTGTGGTCATGAACTTGTAGTCGATACCAGCCGCGGCTGATGCTTGTTCCAAAAAGTCCAGTTGTTTCTGCATCTGCTCGCCTACCAGAGTCATGACACTGCCAGATGCATCATCACGTACTGAGCAAGCAATATCTGCCCAGGTGTGACGTCCGGCCAACTTCAGTGTTGAGTTGTAGATCGGTAATGCGATTTCTTCAAATGTCAGATTGGGTCTTGCCACGCTGACCACTTGTTTGGTCATTTCTGTTGTGCTATTAGTTACGCCAAAATTTTGAAACAATACTCTAAATCTGTATTTGAGTTTGGGCATCAACAGGCCCTGGGCGCTCGCGGATTGATCGCTTGCCAGCGGAACTGTCATTTTGTTTAGTGATGCACTTGCCATTTGTTATCTCCTATATGTTTATTTACCTGGAACGAGGCCTGAAAAATCAGGCCCCTGTTGCTTTATTGTCCGGCAGCAATTGCCCCAGTATTCTTGATACGCAGAGGAATGTAGATGAATTCCACTGCTTTTACTGGCTCAATAGCAACGTCTACCCACAATTCATTGCGGTCAATACGTGCAGGAGTGTTGTTGCTCAGGTCACAAACCACTAGATAATCATACAAGGCACGTTTGGCCACCAAGTCAATCATGAGACTGTTCACACTGTTGGTGATTTGATTGCGTGTGATTGTGTCGTTGGGTTCAAACAAGTACAGTTTACCAATTTCTTCCAGGCGTCCACGTAAGAAACATACCAAGCGAGCAACGTTGATACGATCCAGTGCTGTGGTTGTTGTGGTTGATGTTTTGTTACCAAAGTTGGTAATACCAATTCCAGGAATAAACGTAATTGGGTTGATATTGCTCTCATACAAGATGTCACGTACACTTTGACTCACGCCAATTTGATTGAACTCGCCTGTTGTAGCGTTGATATAACCAATTGAGATAGCATTGTCAACAACGCCACGACGTGTGCCTGCTGGCGCCAACCATGGATAACTTGCGGCATCACTGCGCAAGATTGTGCGTACCATCATGTGGCTTGGAGGTTGTACAACTGTGTTACCGCCAAGATCGCTGGTTTGGCAACTTGGATAGAACACACCGCAATAGTTGCTGGTCAAGATGTTGCCATCGCCATTGGGTTGACCCAGGCCGTTGTTGTTGGTAGCAAACGCTGTGAGGCTGGTGCCATCTGGTCCCAGGCGCATTGGTGTGTCGCCCACAACAAACAGGGTATTGTTGCGCTCATTGCTGAGTGCAATCATGTTTGGTGTCAACTCTGGGTAAGCAGGTGTAGCAATGATGTTGTACTGTGTCTGCTCTTCACGTGCTGTAACACTGGTGTCGATACCTGACTTTAAGGCCTGTACAATGATTTGACGCTGTGCCAGGCGACCTGACCACATTGAGCCATTGTCTTTGTTGCCACTTGCTGTGAGCCAGGTGTTGAGGTTGATCAAGTCCCAGTATGCAGTATTGCTTGGCGCAGTTCCGGCTGTGGTGGCCACTGTACAAACATAGATGCCGTTGTTGTAACTCACAAAGTCATTCACAGCATAGGCTGTGGTCGCCGAGTATGCATCAATTGCATAGTCAGTGGCACTGGTTGTAAAGTAATCCATTTGGAAACTCTTTACATTGTAGCCTGAACGACGTGTGTTAAACAACAGCGTACCTTGTGGATACAGTGCTGGATTAGGAGCATCTGGATCCAAGTAGTTGCTGGTCAATAGATCCACAATGCTTGGCAATGGATCAGCCACTGGATCAGTTGTGCCATTTGTGGCCCAACGTGCATCAGCAAACAAAATGCCATTTTGTGTGGTTTGGTCTGTGGTGTCAATTTCTACCCACTGTGCCACACCGCTGACTGATTGCCAACGATACAGTTTAGGATAGTTTTCCAAATCGCTTGTGTCGATCCACAAATCACCATAAACCAATGGGCTCAACGCTGTGTTGGTTTGTGTAGTTGGTGCAGTGGCGCTGATAATTGGGCCAGTTGCGTTACAGGCTGTCAAATCGTAACCACGAACATCGTTGGTCACGTTCTGATATCCCATCCACATGCCATCGTCTTGAATCATGATGTCAGCCGCATCAACTGCACTGTAGTACCACAGGCGACCATCTGCAGGATCTTGATCGGGTGCAGTGGCACTTGGAGTGTATGTAAACAATGGTGAGCCAACAAAGTTACTCATGACCAAGGCAGCAGGATTGTTTTGACTTTGGCGACACTTGTCTGTGCTGGTTGTAAAACCAGCAATGCTGAGTGTGGAATGAGTATTAATTGTTGTTACCAAGTATATGGAACCACCTTGGCTGTGTGTGAACACAATATTGCCGGCTGAGTTCACACTGGCGCTGACATAAGGAACGCCAGCGGCACTCACCGCTGAAATAAAGTTTGCCACAGTACCAGTTCCGCCAATTGTGACAGTGGCTTGATTGACTGTGGTTGATCCTGCTTCAGTACCATTTATTATAAATGAGTATCCAACTGTGAATGCATTACCAGTGGGAATTGTGGTACCTGTTATCACAGTGGCACCAATTGCATAACGGTCATAGAGTTCAAATGAACATGTGGCCAATGGTGATGTGAGATAGTAACTGGTATTAAATGACACATAACTGGTTCCAACAGGAATATTCTTTCCGCCACCGGTTGGATCCAGTGCATAAAGTGCTGAGGTGTCCCCGGAATAGGCCGGAGCACTTTGACTAATCCAGGTGCCCAAGGCAGCGTTGTAAGATTTGAAATTCAAATTCAAACCATTGTTGGCGCTGCTGAGATTTTGCCAGACACTTCCGGTTGGTCTAGCATAAGCTGCGCCTGCACCAGAAATCCATTTTGGTTGTTCGTAACTGTATGATGGCAAATATTGTGGTGCGGCATATTCAGACGCTGTGATGCCCAGGGCTGTTAACAATTGTGTGCCAAGATTGGGGCCTGCTTGAATGGAAACAACACCATCATTGCTGAGAGTTGAACCATCATTGGCTGCCGAACTGTTGGCATATATGTACAGTTGATTGCTCACGGCTCGTGCTGACACTCCTGGAATGGCAGCACTGTTGATAGCACTTGCAAATCCGGTCACAGTGTTTGTTGCACCAACAGTGACAGTCACACCATTGATGATCATGTTGGCGCCCACTGTTAGCGATGTTGGTGAATTTGTGCCTTCCACTGTGGGATATGACGTTTTCCAGGCATCACTGCCGATTTGAACCCAGGTGTTGAGATAATTTTTGTAGTAGCCATAAATGTAGTGACTGATGGCAACTATGGCATAATCTCCAATACTGCCAAACGAAACCAGTGGAGTGTAGTCAGCAATAGGATCGGTACCGTCACCGCCCACAACATCAGCACTGGAGGTGATGATGGTTGGTGTTTGCAGTTCAAATGCTTGAGTGGCAGCGTTCCACTCAAACAGTCCCCAGGTTGACACACCAGTGTCAAGCCAGTATGTGCCATTGGGTGCTGTGCCAGTGGGACGAGTCAAACTGGCTGTGAGTGCTGTCAAGTCAATGTTGGCACGCTGTACATAAGCGCGGTTTGTAACACCCAGCGCCGAGTAGGCGGCCAGCAAGCCGTACTCATTGAGTTCATATCCGTTGATAGGGGTACCAGTTGTGGTGTTGTAGAAGAACGGCACACCAAAAGTCTGTGCCAGGTCGCGTTGGCTGGTGATCAAATATGTTTTGTTTGCATTAGCGGCAAGAGTACCGGCTGCTACAGTGACTCCGTCACTGGATACTTTGTTTTGCGCTGTGGCAACCAAAAAGTAAGGTACTGTGTTAACAGCCGAAGGTACGTACTGACTCTGGTCAATTACTGTTACTTCTACGCCTGGTGATGTTAAAGCCATAATGGTTTCCTTTTCAAGTTCTAATATTTATTGACAAGTGGCAAAAACACCCAGTTTGAACGACCTATATGTAGACCCGTGCGCTAAATAATCAATGAGACCGTTTTGTAAAGTTTGTGGCACACAACCACGTGCTGTGGCCTATCACAAATATGATCGTGTGTACTACCGATCAATGTGTACTGCTTGCCAACGTCGAGGACGCAAGCAAAAAGTACCTGTACCAAGATGGCAACTGGATGGGTACAAGAAAAAACCCGCATGTGACAAATGCGGGTTCAAGGCTCGATATCCCAGTCAGTTGTTTGTGTTTCACATTGACGGCGACTTGTCCAATAGCAGTCAACGCAATTTGCGAACTGTTTGTTTGAATTGCAGTGTAGAGGTCAAACGTGGAGATGTCACTTGGCGTCGGGGCGATCTTGAACCAGATTTTTAACCTGAGTATACAAGTCATCCAAGGTGCCATTGTTGTCTAACACCTGATCAAATTCAGTGCCAACCCAGGCTGTTTCACTGGCATGCACCCCGTATTTTTCTAGTCGGCGCTGACTCAGTGCCCAGGTTGAGTTGCCGTTGGCCCCACGATTTACACTGAGTGCGGCATCATACCAAGCGGGTTCTGCACCACGTGTGACTCTAATCACTTGGCCCCCGGCACGTTTGATAGCCCGGATTTCGTTGGGAAAACGACAATCCGAGATCACCACATCGTCTTGGCTGTGGCGCAGTTTGTTTTCTAAACTGGCAATCCAGATATCATCATGGAATCCGGCTCTGCACACTTCGGTGCCCCAGTATTGTAGGATCCAGCGCGGGGTTAGTGTGGGCATGTGCAAGCGTTCGGCCCACCAAGGATCCACTTGCTCGCGCCATTCGCGGGCTTGTTTGGTGCGCCCTTCCAGCAGGGTTCTGTCCCAGCCAAACACTTGTGCCACAGCATCTTTCAAGGTTGATGCAAAACTTTCTCTGCGAAAATGATGCAAATTTACCAGGTAATCAGCAATGGTGTCTTTGCCCGACCCAATAAATCCGCAGATGCCAATGATCATTTGATTTCCTTTACATTGAGATGTTTGAGTGTGGTTTGAAGCATGCCAATTTGTCTACGACAATCTTCCAGTGCATGATGACTAGTAGGCGGAATGGGCAAGTCAGGCCATAGACTAAACACTGTACGGCTATCCCGTACCTGGTAGTACTTCCACGGCAAAGGTTTGCCGTAACTCTTGTAGGCATGCTCAAGAATGTTCATATCGTACGTGGGACCTTGTGCCCAGATCATTCGAGATTGCCAAATAAGTCGGCCCAGTTCGTCCAGGGCCTGATCCAAGGGAATTCGATCTTGTTCGCCAAACGCTTCTTCTCTGGCATGTGCTGGCTGAGTGGCCCACCACTCCAAGGTCCCTTGATCAATTGCACGACTTTCTTGGCTTTCCAGTGTGACCCTGGCATAGTAATGCCGGTTGTAGTGCCCTTGACCAAACGGGTCAAATGCTTGAGCGGCTATGGTTAGAATAGTGGTATCAGGGCCTGTTGCCAGGCCTTCAAGATCAATCATCAGGTGCATGTGTTAATTGTAACACAACTGCAACGGTTTGTCGAGTGCGGTTTAACCGATCACCCAGGTAAGTGGCTGACTTGCATCCACATACATTTTGAGTTCTTCTATTTTGGCATCCATGATGGCCTGCCCTTCTGACTTCATTGCGGCACCATTCAGTTGTCCGCCACCTTGTGGACCGGCAATGGTTGAAAACTTTTCACGTGCTTCACCAATGATCATTTTGCAGGCACCAACCATGTAGTCCCGGATCCACTGTTGAATTTGGTAGTCAGTCAGCAATTGTATTTCGGGTTTGGTTTGATACACCCAAAGTAACACATTTTCACCAGTGCCTTTGGGGTCACGAATCAGTTGTAGTTTTTTGGTAACAGGATTCCAGGTATAGTTCATGTATGCCCCGAACATGCGTCCGGCCAATTCCACATACTGGCTGTAGAAGTCGTATGTGGCAAGACCACCTGCCACATTGAAGTTCATCAAGTAAACATTGATTGAGGCCTGTGCAAACGGATCAAAGTTTGATGCAAAAGGGCCAGTTGAATCGCCAAAGGTTCTGCGAAAGATTTGACGTACACTATAAACTTCTTGAGGCAAAGTGTAGATATTGACGTCACGAATCAACTCCATGAAGATGTAGGCTTCTTCGTAGGCATTGTTGGCACGTTGACGGTACACACCTATGGTGCGCTGATAATCCGCTTCGTAGTGTGCAGGGTCTAGTTCAAGATCAATAATTTGATCACCCATGGTTAATTTGCAATACTCAATAAGGTTTTGCTTTAACTCGGGTAAGGTATTTTGTTCAGCCATTGGGGAACTCCGTTCCCCCTTATTTACCAGGCTTTGAGTATGATCAAGTTCTCAGTGCCCCGAGCATTCCAGGGTGTTTCTGTTGTGGTCAGATCCTTGTAGATCTTTCTAGCGGCTGGCTTGCCTGCGGCTTGTATGGCCTTGATAACATCTGCTGGCTTACGCACAGTTTTTTGTAGTGTTTCTACGGTACTGTATCCAATTATGCTGTTGTTCTTGATAGTAAATGCCTGTGTATGGCTGTCTGCCACAAGATGGATCAACTTGCGTTTCTTGGTATCGTACAACCAGGCTTCGGCCTTGTCCACCAGGCCGGCAGCCGGCAAGCCCTTGAGTTTGAGTTCCACAAACTCTGCTGTATGCTTGAATTTGGCCGCACGTTTTTCTGGAGGCACTGCCTTGACCTTGCGTGGCTTGCGTTCCACTTTCTTGATCTGTACATAAGCACCGCAGTCGTTGATCACTGCTTCACAAAACTTCACACAATTACGCAATTGAACCTTGGAGAGATACGAATATGCTTCTACCAAAAGTGGATCCTTGCCTTCTACTGCTTGTTCAAATTCTGCCAGTCGGCGTTTCCAACGATTGGCAATTTCACTGATCATTTGTGGCGCCACATTCATGCCGCGGATGACCATGATAGGCTTGAAGTCTGCTGACATCTTGGCACCGGCCACCATGAATTCGTCAAACATAGCGTCAAGTTCAGCCGCACATTCGCTTACTTTTTCACGCAGACGGTCTTGGATATTGGGTTTGGCAGGATTTTCTGCGACTGGCTCAGCATCTGTCTCAACTGTTTGTTTGCTGGACAAAATTTCTTTCAGCAAATTGTCCAGTTTGATCTGTTCTGTTTCGCTCAACTCTAATCCCACCATCTTCATGCGACACAACCAGCCTGTGGTCAAACGTATGGCTGAATCTGGAATGCTTTTTAGTGTCCGCACATCTGCCCGGCGATCTTGTGATTCCAAGTAGTTTACAATCATCTCACGAGCATCTTTTTTGCCGTAAAAGTAGTTGTACCATGAGAATGCTTTGCTCAAGGCGCTGATGCGATTTTCTGTGGGTTGTGTTTTCCACGGGGGCTCCCCACCCATGACATTGGTATCTGAACTACGGGGGTTCAAGAGTTTAACGGGCTTCATACAGGCTCCTTTAGTGGTAATGCAGTAATTATAGCACTTTGAGATTTATTGGTCAACCGCCCATAAATACTGCATGATCTTTAATGATAGCAAATATACACGCTGGTACAACGACAATTGTAAATTAATTTTAGGAGAATTAAAATTCCACGCCTGAGCATGTACCGGCCTAACCGGACTCGAGATTATCAATTCCTTGACCGCATCATAAGTGAGCGATACACTGTAGGTGGCCTCGACATTTTCCTTCACCGATACATGGGACCGCAAACCGGCGGCGAAGATTCAGCATTTTCTGGCAACGGTGATGCCACCCAGCCCACTTATGATACCTTGGATCCACTAAACATTCAGGATCTGTTGTTGTTGGAAAACCGTGACAGAATTTACGATCCAGACGTGTATTGCATGCGTGGCGTGTACAATCATCAAGACATTGACTTTGATCTAACACAATTTGGCCTGTTCTTGAACAACGATACGCTGTTTATCACCTTCCACTTCAATGACATGATTGACAGTCTGGGACGCAAGATCATGAACGGTGATGTGCTAGAGGTACCCAACTTAAAAGATTACTATCCGCTGAACCAATCTATTCCTCAGCCGTTGCCTCGCTACTATGTGGTACAAGATGCTGACTATGCCACAGAAGGCATGAGCCAAACTTGGTTGCCACACACCTGGCGTGTGAAAGCCACACCCATGACCAACAATCAAGAGTTCAAAGACATACTCAAAAAACCTGTGGTCAGCGAAAACATCTGGGACAATGGCAACTTCTATCCCTCGGGTTGGGTTACCAACTACGGTGACGTTTATTATCGTGCCCGACAAAATACACCTGCTGGAACGGATATTAACAACACCGACTATTGGGAATTGTATACTCCACCCACCCAAAGCGAAGTGTTCAGCACCAGACCCAAAGACAATCAAATCAACGATGCTATTCTCACACAAGCAGATGTGGAAGTGCCAGTATCTGGTTACGACGTCAAACCTCTTTACGTTGTGGCTACATTAGACAATGGACAACCGGCCAATCCCACTTCACTGACCACAATCAACGGCGACACAGTTGACGGCACTCAAGGTGGCATGAATGTCACACCAAAAGCCGATGGTTATACTGTGGGCTACCTGACCGGCGATGGTGTACCTCCAAACGGATTACCAGTCACATCGGGCGTTCAGTTCCCGCTGGGTGCTGTGGCCGGCGACTACTGCCTGCGAGTGGATTACTTTCCCAATAGACTGTTCCGTTATGACAGCCGGCGTTGGGTCAAAATTGAGGACAAGGTACGTACCAATCTCAACAATGGTCCGGCCAATGATACTTTACGGTCGGGCTTTGTGAACAATACATACACTACGCCCACAACAGATCTTGGTAATATTCCGCAACGTCAGAGTCTCAGCCAGATACTGAGACCACGAGCGGACAACGGAGACCAGAAAGGTTTCCTGGATCCAAAGCCGCCACCAGACACACAACCGGGCCAGAAATCGAGTTAACCATGAGTCAAATGTTCTTTTACGATGCGCAAATACGCAGATTTTTATTGCAGTTCACCCGAATTGTCAGTAACTTCCAAATTGAGTATGGCAACGAAACAGATGGCGTGAACAATGCTGCCTTGATCCGTGTGCCTGTTCGCTACGGAGATGCCAGTCGCAATGCGCAAGTTATCATTCAAGAGAACAGCCGCAATTCAATGCCGGCCAGTCCCTTGATGACTTTTTATGTGAGCAGTTTGGATTATGACCGTCCCCGGATGCAAGAACCCTATCACGTGAGTAAACTCAATGTGCGCCAACGTGCGTATGATACTGAAACTGATTCATTTGAAACCACTCAAGGCAATGCATTTACCATTGAACGACTCATGCCTGTGCCTTACAAACTGGGTATCACCTTGGACATCTGGACATCCAACACCAATCAAAAAATGCAGTTGTTGGAGCAAATACTTACCTTGTTCAATCCCAGTCTGGAAGTGCAAAGCACAGACAACTTTATTGACTGGACCAGTTTGAGTGTGGTTGATCTAGAATCAGTGACCTGGACATCTAGAACCGTGCCAATTGGTACTGAAAATCCCATTGACATGGCCACCATCAAGTTTAGTTTGCCAATCTGGATTTCATCACCGGCCAAGGTCAAGAAACTGGGTGTGGTAGAACGTGTGATCATGAGCATGTATGATGCGCAAGGCGATCTCAGCAATGCTGTCACAGACAATGACCTTTTGTTGGGTACCAGAGTCATAGTCACTCCCTGGAACTATGAGATTGTGGTAATTGGCAATCAGATTCAATGCTTGCAGGGACGTACTATTGTGCCCAATGGTGCCAATGACGATTTGACTCCAACTCAAATTGTAGCAGGAAGCAGTTTGCTTTGGCCTGCAGTGATCAGTGCATATGGTGTGCTTCGTCCGGGTATCAGTCAAATACGACTGGATCAAGAGGATGGCACAACCATTGTGGGTACCATTGTGATCAATCCCAATGATGATCGACTGTTGATTTACAATATTGACCAAGATACTGCACCACAAAATACCTTGAGTCCTATCACAGCCATCATTGATCCCTTGATATCAGGGCCTGGATATGGACTGCCTGCACCTGCTGTGGGCCAACGCTATTTGCTGACTGAGTCAACTGGCAGTGCAATCAACGCATATCCGCCAGAAGCATGGTTGGGTTCTGTTGGACAACCTTTGATTGCATCAGCCAACGATGTTATTGAATGGACTGGTACTTACTGGAAGATTGTTTTTAATAGTGTGGCACAAGCCGCCACAGTGCAATACGTTACCAATATCACCACAAACGTACAATATGAATGGAACGGCCAGATGTGGGTCAAAAGTTATCAAGGTGTCTACGTTGGAGGCACATGGAGTCTAGTGCTTTGAAAGCAGTGGGTGTGTGGTTCCGTAGCAGGGACACCAGACGCTATCTCTATCTCTTACGCAACGATGCCAAGCATCCGGGTGCCTGGGGCCTGCCTGGTGGCAAGATCGAAACAGGCGAAACACTACTGGGTGGTATGGAGCGTGAGTGTATTGAAGAACTGGGATTCTTTCCCACCTACCTGCGCCTGATACCCTTGGAAAAGTTTACATCGGCTGATCAGGCTTTTGAGTATCATACCTGGATCTGTGTTGTGGATACAGAATTTACACCCAGGCTCAATTACGAGCACCTGGGTTATGCCTGGATTGATGCGGGTACCTGGCCCCGACCCATGCATCCTGGCTTATGGAATACCATGAACATTGACGCTGTGCAACAGAAAATTCAGCAGGTGGAGCAGACTTTATAGTCTACCAACCACAATCTCTATCACACCTGACACACCGTCAAAGTCTGCCAATGCTTTGCCCAACACCGTGCCCATGGCTGGCTGAGCACTGGCCTGTGCTGATCCATTGCCTGCTGACACCATCATGTCACCTTTGCGTATGGTGCCTGTGACTGATGTGGGTACACGACCAGTCAAGGCCACCGCCACTGTATAATCGGACTCCAGAGTTGAATTCATCAAGTGAGCCGGGTTGGTAGAAACCACGCCGGCTATTTTTGCACTGCCCTGTTGTTTGCTCAAGGTAACTTCGTGACAGCCGCCAAAATCTACCACGGTACCTGGTGCATATTCTCCGTCGGCCGAGTAAAGTTCTGCCAAGTCAGCATATTGTGCTGTGGTAGCCTTGCCAAATATGGTATTAAAGTAGTTGGTAGCGTTGCCAATGTTGGCTGTGGCATTGGCCGTACTTGTTTGAATATTACCTGATACAATCAACACCCCACTGCCCGCGGCGGCTGTACCGTTGATTATCACGTTAGAATGAATAGCATTACCAGTTGAACTTATCAATCCACCTGTTAAAATATTACCACCAGTAACGTTGGCAGTTACAGAAACAACTGAACCCAAATGACTTGTACCAGTCACTGTACTAGCCGCACTAATCAATCCACCTGTCAACAAGTTACCACCAGTTACGTTGGCTGTTACTGCTAAACTTCCTAGCGTGCCAACTGATGTAATATTGGTTTGTGCGGCAGTGGTCAATGTACCAGCAATACTTGTACCTGATAGGTTACCGCCTGTGATATTGCCAGTGGAACTGATTAATCCAGCGGTCAGCAAGTTACCACCTGTGACATTGCCTGTGGCGCTAAATGCCGCACCGTAAGTTAACGGTCCTGATCCAGCACGACCTAACTGTGTGCCGTCGGCGTTGCCAAATACAATATATCCATTGGCAGCGTTTTGCTGGCCGCGAACACCCATAGTATCAGCAACGTTGATGTCACCAATCCAGGCATCATCGCCTACTTTGAAGTTAGTTCCGTTACCGTTGTTAGTTGCAGCCACAATGTTGGCTGTGATGCCCGACGTGGTAAATGTTGCTACTGTAGGAACCCCAGCAACACCAACTGTGACGTTGCCACTAGCAGCCACCACCACGTTGGATGTGCCGTTGGTTATGCTCGATCCGCCGCCACCCGATATACCAGTTAGTTGCGACCCGTTGCCAATAAAGTACGGAGCACTGATGTTGCCTGTGGCACTGACACCGGCACTTTGTGGGAATGTTACTATGTTACTTGTAGCATTTGCAGTCATCATCACACCTGCGGCTGCCGCGGCGTTTTGATAGAATATTCTTAAAACGTTGCCATTATCTACATCCATGTTCCAGGTGGAGTTGGCTTGTCCAATTAGACCATTAACGTTGGCCCAGGCTATGACCAGTTGACCACCTTCTGATCCAGTGGAGTTAATTACTATGTTGTCATTTGCTGTTACTACTTTGCTGGCGATAATGTTGTTGGCTGATAGGATATTACCAGTTACAGATGCAAGTCCACCTGTCAACAAGTTACCACCAGTGATGTTGGCCGAACTTGTGATAGTTGATGTAGCACTAACAAGACCGCCTGTCAACAAGTTACCACCAGTGATGTTGGCGGCACTTATAATAGTTGATGTAGCACTAACAAGACCACCTGTTAAGATGTTACCACCTGTCACGTTGGCAGTTACTGAAACTACGCTACCTAAATGACTTGTACCAGTGATAGTACCTGCCGCTGATACAAGTCCACCTGTTAAGATGTTGCCACCAGTAATGTTGGCAGCCGAAGTGACAGTCGATGTTGCTGATATTAGACCACCTGTTAGTAAATTACCAACAGTTGCGTTACCCGTGGCTGAAACAACACCAGGAGTCAATAAATTATTAGCACTAACATCACCAACCGCGCTAATATTATTACCACGAATATTACCAGTAGCACTAATCAATCCACCTGTTAAGATGTTGCCACCAGTAACGTTGCCACTTGCTGTGACAACTGATCCAATTAAAGTTGATCCAGTTATTGTACCTGCCGCTGATACAAGTCCACCTGTCAATAGATTACCACCAGTTACGTTGGCAGTAACGGCTAATGAGCCCAATGTGCCAACACTTGTGATATTGGTTTGAGCGGCCGTGGTAAGTGTGCCAGCGATACTGGTACCACTCAAGTTGCCGCCTGTGATATTACCAGTTGCGCTAACCAGACCACCAAGTGTTATACTACCTGCTGAGATGTTGCCTGCACTGATGTTGGCCACTGTGGTATTACCAGTTACGCTGAGTGTTCCTGTGGCCGATATCAATCCACCAGTAATAATATTGCCACCGGTAATGTTACCACTAGCACTTACAACTCCTGTAATGTATTCACCAGTTGATGCAAATACTGCTATGTTTGGTGTTGCAGCCACAGCAACAGTGATGTTTCCGCTGGCTGCTACTACAACATTTGATGTGCCGTTGGCGATATTTGAACTACTGCCTGTGGCAACTCCTGTGAGCAAAGCGCCATTACCGATAAAGTAGTTGCCAGAAACGTTGCCAACAGCACTGATGTATCCGTTTGATACCAGTGTATTGGCAGTTATGATGTTGGCTGTGGACAGTATGCGTGTCCATGTGTTGCCGACGTTGGAAAACTGATATGTTATGTTGTTAACAACAGCAGTTTGGCCGTTTGTCGGCGCTACTGGGAAGGCCATTTTCTATCCTTTATTGCATACTTATCACGATTTCGATAGTGCCTTCGCCGCCGTCAAAGTTCTCCAATGCTTTGCCAATCACAGTACCGATTGCAGGATTGGCTTTGGCTTTAGCACGTCCATTTCCAGCAGATACCATCAAATCGCCTTTGGCGATTGTACCAGTCACTTGAGTTGGCACACGACCAGCCAGGGCCACAGCAGTTACATGAGCACCATCTAGCGTAGAGTTCATCAAGTGGGCAGGATTGGTAGATACCACACCCGCAACTCGCTTGCTGGAAGCACTAGTACTTAGTGTTACTTCTTGCTCGCCGTCAAAATCCAACACAG